TGAGCATTAGTATATTAATACCTACACTACCTGCACGACGCGACAACTTCGCCATGTTGCTGCATCACTTACAAGATCAAATCAGGAACAACAAAGCGGAACACCGTGTTGAGATATTATTTGATGCAACGCCACAGGGTAAAATAACCATTGGCGAAAAACGTCAACGATTGATCGAACGCGCACGGATGGATTACGTGGTATTCATTGATGACGATGACTGGGTAAGTCATGACTATATTGAAAGCGTGTTGCACGGCATTAAATCAAATCCTGACTGCATCGGAATCGTTGGTTGGTATTATGTGGATGGAACATACCAAAAGCCGTTCCGTCATTCTATCTATTGCGGTGTTGACAATACAAGCAATCCGTATTTTGAAACATCAGAGGAATACAAACGCTGCCCGAATCACCTCAACCCAATAAAACGTAGCATCGCTAACAAGTTCCATTTTCAGTTGAGCAACTTTGGTGAGGACACGGATTTCGCGATGCAGATGTATAATGCAAAAGTTTTGCAAACAGAATGGACTATTGATCGAGTGTTGTACTTTTATCGATATCAATCTAACAAATGAAAATAATATCATACAGCCTATTTGGTTATGGCTCTCAATTTGAGAACTGCTTTAGTTTCAACAGCTATCTACGTGCCTTGCTATTGTCTATTCGCATGAATAGGTTAATATACCCTGAATTTATTAACCGTGTGCATACAGACCAAAAGACGTATGACGGATGCCCTATATTAGGTGAATTAGAACGTGCCAAGATTATTCAATGTCATATCATTGATGAAGCACCTTTATGCAAGGCTATGTTGTGGCGTTTATTACCCGCATTTGATTGTGACGTGGAGTTATTTTTATGCCGTGACTTAGACAGCCTGACAAGCTACAAAGAACGTCAACTGATTGAATACTGGATGCACGGAACAAAGATGTGTCACGCTATTACTGACAGCGTTAGTCACAACATCCCGTTAATGGGTGGTATGGTTGCCTTTCGCAGCAAAGAATTTAGAGAGTACACGGGATGCGCTACGTGGGATCAAATGTTTAATAAGTTCGGAGCGTTTAATTTTACCAATAAAGGATCAGATCAAGACTGGCTGAACGCATTTATTTATCCGTTAGTTAGTCAACACGGGCGCGATTCTATCGTGCAACACTATCTTAAAGGGATGCCTAATACGTACTTGTCTGCATACTTTAACGAAGTGCCTGACATTACCGTACCGATTGCAAATGAGCTAAGATCGTCAAATGATTGTACGGGACACATTGGTGCAGCAGGGTGGTATGAAACTGCAACGATGAAGTTCTTTGCACAGTACCGCGACAGATTTGATCACATTAGAGCGATTGAAGCACAATACGCTGACATATTTTACTGGACAAAAGAAAACACGATATGAGCAACAAACGAACGGTGATATTAAGCACCAACACTAATCCTGACTACATGAACTATATGCCATACGTAGAACAGGCATGGAACTCGTTAGGATGGGACACGCTAACGTATGTTATTAACGACTTTGGCAATGAATACGTAAAGCACAACGATAACGGCACAACGGCTCGTCGTTTATTTATCACATCAGACCGTGACTTCCGTGAAGACACGTACACGCAAACTATTAGACTGTTAGGCCATCATGATGTTAGCGATGGAATAGTAATGACTGGCGATATTGATATGATGCCATTGTCAAACTATTGGAATCCTGACACGGACAAGTGGACGGTGTATGGTAGAGACTTGACAGGCTACACTCAGCATCCTATTTGCTACATTGCAGCACCTAAACAAATGTGGCAGGAATTATTTCCCGAAGCAACTACATCCGAGTTGCTACACAAATACGGTCAATTTAGTAAATCACCGCATTTTAACGATTACTGGTTCACCGATCAAGTTATCGCTACCGAACGCATCACGAATTACTTTGCATTGAATAGAGGAATAGATAACGGATTAGCGTTGGGACGTATTGACCGCGCTAACTGGAATAATACTATGCAGCGTGTTGTACAACTTCGCAACGGTATCGACGCGCATATGCCACGACCATTTAACCTATTTGAAACAGAACGCTGCTTACAAATACTAAACGACAATATCAATGGACTTTCTTAAAGACGTACAGGGTTGGAACAATCACCGTCCTTTACTTTGGTGGGCATTACAACACACAAAACAATCAGCATTTCCAATTCTCGAAATGGGATGCGGTGACGGTAGCACACCGTATTTGCAAGAATATGCTAAAAAGCACAAAAAGCAGTTAATTAGCTACGATTATGACAAAGAATGGGCTGCTAAGTTTGGAGCAACGCACGTGACGGATTGGGATAGTATAGAACACAATCAATATAGCGTTGTGTTGATCGATCACAGTCCTGGCGAACGCAGACACGTCGACATCGCTAAATTAGCAGACAAGGCGCATTATATTGTCATCCACGATAGCGAACCTGCAGCAACTGGTTATATGCTTAACAAAATATGGCATTTATTCCCGTATCGTCGTGACCTAATGACGCAAGGAGCATGGGCAACTATTGTGAGCCGTGTTAAGGTTATTCCACCCATCAACATTAAAGGCTTTGATATTCGATGACCTACGACCTAATTGAACACACCAAGCAAATCAAAGAATGCACCACCGAGATTGTTCAGGTGGGGTGTGCTGACATAGAATTGCACACGACATTGGTAAACATTTGCAGACGGCACAAAAAGGTGTTGATAACGTACTACATGAATGAAACGGAGAAACAAACATCCGACTATCATGGAACGTACCACATACAACGCAAATGGATCAGCGACATTGACCTAAGTAAATATAACTACGTAATAATTAACAAATGATACACCAACTATTTATCAACGCATTAATCGGTGTGTTCTGCTATTGGTTTGCGGAATGTACTTTGATACCACAGCGCATTTTGCTAAAATTAACTGGCAAGATAAGCCTAAAACCGTTTACCTGTGGGCTTTGCCTGTCATGGTGGAGCGCGTTAGTCATTAACATTATGCTGTTTTGTAATTTTACACAGGTAGAATCCATTATTGTTACCGTGCTAATGTCAGGCTTTGCCTCTATGTTTAGCGTGTTAACGATGGAGTTCCACAAGAACCTGCAACGATGACTGAACAGACATACAACGCCTTACAACAGCACCGCGAAGCCATAGACCGATTTATACAAGTAGGTCAAGAGGTTAGCACAGCACCGCGTCAAGCGTTACAGTCTGCATGGTTGGAAATATACGGTGAACTGAAACCTATGTCGTGTTCCAGTTGCATCCGTGAAGCATATGAACGTATACACGAACACTTATTAGAATATGAGCGAAACAGGTAGAGACGAAAAAGGTAGATTTGTCAAGGGTAACCTATTTTCAATAGGCGGATATAATCACGGCAGACCTGCACTATACGATTCCCCAGAAGTGATGTTTGACAAGATTGCGGAATACATAGAATGGGAGGATAGTCAAAAGGGTGGCATCGGTAAAGGTGTGTACACATTGGAAGGTTGCGCCTTATTTTTAGGCTTTGCATCCGTTCAAAGTATGTACGATTATGAGAAAAGAAATACGGATTTTTCTTATGTCATTAATAAGTATCGTCTTTATTTAACACATTGGAATGTTCAAAAGCTATATTGGGCAGGTACAACGCAGGGTGCAGTCTTTTGGCTTAAAAACAAGTCCGACTACCGCGATGAGGTTACACAACATCAGATTCAGACGATTACGGAAGTCAAACCCGTTATTGTTCAAAGCGATACACCGTTATCAGATAAAGAAGATTAATGTTTAAAGGCACTGTAGTATATCAGTCATGCATTGAGTCAACTGCTGATATAGTAGTGCAGCAGGGTGGCACGTGGTCGGGTAAGACTTACGGCATCATGCAGGCGTTATTTACATATGCTATTGGCAGTCCTTACATTATTACCGTAGTAGGTCAAGATATACCTAACCTTAAACGGGGTGCATTGCGTGACGCACAAACTATTGTTAGTAGTTCTATTGAATTACAAAGCCTGATAGAATCGTATAACGCTACCGAAAGGATATATAAATTTCGGTCTGGGGCTGTTATGGAATTTGTGTCATACGGCAACGAACAGGATGCGCGTAATGGTAAGAGGGATTTGCTATTTATCAACGAGGGTAATGGTATTGTGTGGAATATAGCGGAGCAGTTAATTAACCGTACTCGTGTCAGAACTTTTATCGACTACAACCCGTCCGCTCCGTTTTGGGCGCATCACAAACTAATTTATCCGCGTAAGTTCGGTAATAAGTCCGTGCAGTTTGTCAGATCGTGGCACGTACATAACACATTCCTAACCAAAGAGCAACACGACCACATCGAGAAACGATCAGAGGAAGATCCGCAATGGGGCAGGGTGTATGGTCGCGGTAATACGGGAAGTGTTGAAGGGCTTATATTTAGGAACTGGGATACGGTTGAAACAATACCACAAGAGGCAAAGCGTATTGGTGTAGGAATGGACTTTGGATATACTAACGATCCAACTACAGCCATTGATGTGTACAAATTAGACAATGAATTGTACGTCGATTTGCTATTTTATGAAACTGACCTAACTAATCCAAAGATAGCAGACAAGTTAAAAGCGTTAAACATTACAGGCGATGTAATTGCTGATAGTGCAGAACCAAAAAGTATTGCAGAAATTCGGACGCATGGTGTATGGTGTGAACCTGCTAATAAAGGCAAAGACAGCATAATAAACTCCATCGACATCTTAAAACGATATAAAATTCACATAACAGCGAGATCAGGAGCGTTAATACAGGAACTATCAGAGTACAAATGGAAACAAGACCGATTAACAGGCGATACGGTTAACGAACCTGCTGACAGGCAAAAAGATCACGCTATTGACGCGCTGCGTTATGTGGCATTAAATAAATTAACGAATAACAACGGAAACTTCGCAATACGTTTTTAATATGAAATACAGAAATTTAACAGCAGGAAACATCGGTGAGTTCATGCGCTTGTCGCAGGAGCAAGTATTGGATATTGATCTATTGGATAGGGACATTAAGCTACTATCCATGTGGCACGGTAAGCCTACCGATCACTTTGACAGCATGAACTTCGCGGAAATAAACGAACACCGTAAAGAGTTGTATAAACTGCTGACGGAATATCCAAACAGTCGATACGAGCCTGTATTTAAGGTCGAAGGCTACAAGTTCGTATGCCTACCTAACATCAACACGATAAAGGTTAAGCATGAGCGATCATTGCAGATATTGAACCTGAACGACAGCAACCTTTACGATCTACTTCCGTACATCGTGGCTATATTCA